AGTTGTTTTTACGGAAACCAAAGACAAAAAGAATACAGTGCTTGTCTATATTCCTGATATTGACAGGACGACGGAAGGCTACGGAACTGCTGACGCTATCGCAATGGCAAAAGACTGCATCGGAAACATATTGTTTGATGTTCCAAATTCAGAACTTCCAAATGCAAGCGAAATAGATACAGTAGTCGCAAGTTCAAGCCCGTTCTGCAATGACGGAAAATCATTCGTTTCTTTGGTAGATGTCAACCTGGATGCGTTCAGGCAAAAAGAAAAATCAAAGAGCGTCCGCAGAAACATAACGCTTCCGCAGTGGCTTGATGAAATGGCAACTTCTGCAAGACTAAACGTTTCTTCAATTGCACAAAAAGCACTTAAAAATGAACTGGGAATTGTATAAAAAATGAGTTGTCAAGCAATCCTTAACAACTCATATAATCCGCTATGCTTTCAATGCAAGCTCAACAAGAAACCTTGACAATGAAAGCCCGGATTTTTCCGCTTTTTCGCGGATAATCTTTTCTTCTGACGGCTGGCAGGAAACCTGAAAGCGGACGCGTCCGCTTTCAGCCTTTTTCCGTCCGCCTCCGTGGTAGCCGTAGCCGCTATACTTCTTTTCTGTCTGTTTCGTTTCTTCCATTCTTTTTTTCCTTGATTCTCTTGATGATAAAATAGGCGGCAACTCCAGTAATTGCGCCGATTCCGATTCTAATAAGAATTCCAGAGATTGACATAAAGCCTCCAACGGCTTAAAATGCAAGCAAAGAGGGGCGGTATTTATCCGCCAAACTCTTTTGTTAGTTGCTTATCTGCTTGTCAATCCACTTGCAAATAATGTACGCTACTACATTTGCAAGGATTGGCAGGAGCAGATTTTCAGCAATAAAGATTACTGCCTGCACTTTAACAGCCTCCTGTTTGTTGTTTTCTCTCCTTATGGTTTGATAATATCATACTGTTTGTTTGTTGTCAAGACATTTACAATTGAATTAAAAATATTGTTGCATGCCCCCCCCCGGTTCAAAAACTTGAACGGAAAAGCCTTTCACCAACACCCGCCCTTTTTCATGCGCGCTGTCAAAAAAAACGTGGCGGTGGCGCAAAAATATTTGCATTTTTATGACTATATTTATATATGCCCTTTGAATTTACCTATCAGCAATACATTTCAGACATCTCAACAAACAAACTGGCCGCCTGCAAGAAAGTAAAGCAGGCCGTTCAAAGGCACATTGACGACATAAAGCAGGCGGAAGCCGGAACATTCCCGTTTTACTTTGACCACAAGAAAGCGCAGCAGGCGATTCTTTTTTTTACGCAGCTTACGCACACAAAAGGAAAGCTTGCCGGCACAAATTTAAAGCCGGAGCCGTGGCAGCAGTTCATAATCGCTTCAATTTACGGCTGGAGGCGCGTTGACAACGGACTAAGACGTTTCAGACGCGCCTACGTCCAGATTGCGCGCAAAAACGGCAAGACCTTTCTTTCCTCCGGTGTCGCCCTGTACGATCTTGTGACAGAGCCGGGAAGCGAGGCGATGGCGGCTGGCGTCACAAGAGACCAGGCGAGCCGGTGCTTCGAGGACTGCCGGAACACCGTCCGCTATTCAAAGACATTAAGAAAATACATCCAGAACTACGCGCACTCATTAAAATGCGGAGACGGCACAATGAAGGCGCTTTCTTCCGACGCGCACACTTTGGACGGCCTGAACCCTAGCTGCGCAATCATAGACGAATACCACGCGCACAAGACAGACGAGCTTCTGAACGTAATCGAAACAGGCATGTCCGCAAGAACGCAGCCTCTTTTATTTATCATCACAACGGCGGGAAACGACCGCAATGTTCCTTGTTTTGAGGAGTACGAGCGGTGCTCAAAAATCCTTGAGCGGGCGAGAGGCTACGAGAACGAGCAGTATTTCTGCATGATTTTCGAGCTCGACAAGAGGGACGACTGGAAGAACGAGAGCAACTGGTACAAGGCGAATCCAAACCTTGGCGTAAGCGTTGAAATTGACGACCTGCGGATGAAATACAAGAACGCGCTCCAAAAGTCCACGGACGAGGCGAGCTTCAGGACAAAGAACCTGAACGAATGGCTGAACGTGGCCGACGTATGGATAAAGCAGAGCCAGTGGCAGAAATGCCACAGGCGGTTTTCTGAGAAAAATCTTGCGGGCTTGAGGTGCTGGGGCGGAATCGACCTTTCAAAGCGCCTTGACATCACCGCCTTCACCTGGTATTTCGCGCTTGAGAACGGCAGGCGGTACGCAAAGCACTATTTCTTTATCCCGGAGGCGCAGATAGAAAACAAGATGCGCGGAGATTCATACCTTTTCCGCCGCTGGATAAAGGACGGCTATGTATTCGCGACGCCGGGCGAGACGGTGGACTATTCGTTTATGTTCCAGAGAATAATCGAGGACGCGCAGATTTACGATGTCCAGGAAATCGCGTACGACCGGAACCTTGCGGCGCACCTTATCCAGGATTTAAGCGATGTCTTTACCTGCGTCGAGTTCTCACAGAGCATCGCAGGAATGAGCGAGCCGTCAAAAGCGTGGGAGCAGCTTATAGCGGACGGAAAGCTGATTGACAACAACCCGGTCATGGACTGGATGGTGAGCTGCGCGACCGTAAAGCCCGACGCGAACGGAAACATAAAGCCGATAAAGCCTGACGTGAACAAAAGCACAAAGCGCATTGACGGCGTAATAACCTCGATAATGGCGAACAACCGCCTTGAAGTCGCGCTTGCTGACGAGGAGGCGCAGGGAAATTTCAGGATAGAGGATGCAATTTTTTAAAACAGTTTTTTTTGATATAAAAATAATTGACAAAAATATCAAGACCTTTTATTATATAAACATCAGGGCTGTCAGCCCGGTGAGTATCTTAATTAAAAGGGTAAAGCTATGAAGGAAAGTAACAAAAAGAAAATCCGCAAAGCAGTGCGAATGCTGTTGCGGATTTGTTACGACATCCTAATAGGCGTGCTGGCGAGCTTAATCGCTAGGCACATCTAGCAGGGGCAAGGCAAGTCTTATGCACCGCTAAGGCTTGTCCTTATGCTTCAAACTTTACCCTCAGGGGGCGATAATGTCAACTAAATTAAAGGCATTTCTTTTTGAGCTCTTGAAGCTTGTTTTTGACGGCATAATAGTCGGACTTACAGTTGTTGTCATGATAAAAGTGTTCGGAGTGTAAAAATGGAAGAATCAAAAACTTGGGGCGGAAAGCGCGAGGGCTCCGGACGGCCGAAGGGAGCAAAAAATAAAAATCCCGCCGGCGGAAGAAAAACCTTGTTCAAAAGCAAGTCCGTTACAGGCTACCCGGAAGAAATCGCGGAGCTTGAAAAAATGGCTCAGGCAAGCGGAAAGCCGTTCAGCCGCTTTGTAATCGAAACTCTGCTGAAAAAATAGTTTATTCACTTTAGCCGTCTGCTTTCAGGCGGCTTTTTTTTTCGTCCTGACTATATTCCTATGGGCATAAAAATAAAATACCGCTTTGTTTTCGAGGGCGAAACTCCGGCAAAGAAGAACTCAAGGCGCACTCTTAGAAACGGCCGGACAATCCCGTCAAGAAGATTCGAGGCCTGGCACGCGGACAGCCTTTTCAGCCTTTTGCGCCAGAAGCGCCCCGCAAATCCGATCTGCACGCCTCTTTGCATAAAAATGGTTTTCTGCCACGGAGACAGGACAAGGCGCGACAGCGACAACGAGGCGACAAGCATTCTGGACTTGCTGCAGGACGGGCTTGTAATCGCCGACGACAACTGGCAGATAGTCCGCAAAATCTGCGTCATAAACCGCTACGAAAAGAACAACGCCCACTGCGAAATCACCCTTTTTGACTATAAGGAAAAGGAATAAAGATGAGCACAACGGTAATTATAACATCCAGCATAACAGTCGCAGGCTTCATATTCGGGATTTTAACGACCGTCGCGAAATTGTCGGTTGAATACGGACGGATAAAAAAAGAGCTTGAGGAGAACGAGGAGAGGGACAGGGAGGAGCGCTCGCACACAAGGGAAAAGTTCGCGGACTTGTACTCAAAGATAAACATACACGAAAGCACTCTTGCGGGGCTCAAGAACAACGTCATAAACCTAACGTCAACCTGCCAGCGCATAGAATCAAAGCTGGACAGGCTTATAGAAAAGGAGAGCCGATGAAACAGATACAGGACCTGACATCAGTATACGCAAGAAAAAAGCCGGCGGAATTTGCGGACAATCTCTGCCTTTTTTTCTGCTACAGCTTCTGCAAGGGAAAAATCTTCAAGGACGAGAAAGAGGCGTTTGACGCGGCGGAAAGAGCACGGCTTGACGGTTTTTTGGGCGATGACGGCTATGTTCTCAACGCGGAGGCGGTTCTGCGGGAAGGAAACGGCTTCCGCTGGAGCGTCCAGAAGGCGAAAGTAAGCGCGATAGAGGGCATAACAAAAGCGTCTCCCGTCTGCTTCGAGCACAACGGAAAGGCGCACTGGGTTGTGGTTGAGAACGGCAAGATTGTATTCAACTCGCTTGAGAACAGCGTATGCGTAAAAAACGGAAAGCCGGTCTCGATGCGGATAATCCGCCAGCTTGATTTATAGAGGTGAAAAAAATGAATTTTGAAGAATGGATGGAAAAGACATTTCCAAACAAAGGAAACAACGGGCATACGACATATTCGCTCAAGGATATGAAGGAAGCGTTCTCCGCAGGCGAAACGGCGGAGGAAAAAGCCGGGACAGAAAGCCGGGCGGAAGCACAGGAAAACCAGACGGAGCAAGGCGGGCAGGATGAATCTTCCGGACAGACAGAAAATCCGGAAAAGAAAACCTGCAAGGCAAAGACGACAAGCCTTGTGGCGCAGATAACCGCGGCGCTCTGGGTCGCTGTCTGGAGCGCGAGAAATTTTATTGTGTCAGGCGGGCAGACAAACGACATAATATTCAGCGGATTTGCAATCGCCGCCTGCTTCAGCCCTGTCTACTTCAATATGATTCTTGACAAGGTGAAGACTATCAGGTTCGGAGAGTAGAATGGCGTTCTTTGCGGTGTTTTTTGGAGCCGCGTTCTTTGCGGTTGTTGCGGGCGGAATTATTATTTTTTCTGAAATGCTGGAGGAGCTGAAAAAATGACAAGAATATTCATAATAGCTGTCTGCGTTCTTCTAGCCCTGCTTTTTATGGCAGTGCTTGCGCTTTTCGCGCAGAAGAAAGCCTATCAGTCGAAGCTGAGAAAACAGGAGCGCGGATTCTTGGAAATGTGGAACTCGATGCAGTCCAGGCAGGAGGAGATTTTAAAAGATGCGAAGCAAAAAAAAGACAATATTCGTACTGGCGACAATTCCAGCAATTTTAACAGCAGCCTTGATGTCCTGCAAAACCTTGCCGGAGGAAAAAAAAGAGGCGATTCAGATTGAGGCGGTCTTTCCCCCGCCTTATGACGAGAACGGAGGCCAGATTGTGACTTTGGAGGGCGACACTGTAAAAATGCCGCTATGGTACTGGCTTAAAATAACGGAATTCGCCGTCGATGTTGAAACAAACTTAAAGCTTCAGGAGCTAAAGGAATGAAACTATTCGGATTTGAGCTAAGAAAAATAAAAAACGACATAAAGAAGCGTCCTGTCTCAAAATACACATCGGGCGGGCTTTTCTACTATTCGCCAAGAATGACAACAGCCCAGCTTCTGGCGAACTCCACAGTAAACGCATGCGTCAACATCATCGCCGACGCGGTGGCCTGTCTTTCCCTCAACGTGTACAAAAAGGGCAGGAACGGGCGCGAGAAGGTGCAGGACATTCCGCTTGCGAAGGTTCTGAAAAGCTGTCCGAACTATGACGACACTCCGTACACGTTCAAGCAGCAGATAATGCTTCATCTTCTGCTCAAGGGAAACGCGTTCATTTTTATCGAGCGCAACTGGGACTATACAGTCCGCTCTCTTACAGCTCTTGACCCGGACTGCGTGGAGATTTGCCGGGACGACGGCAAGGAAGTCTATTATAAGCTCTCAGTGGACGGGCAGACCTGCAAATGCAACACGGAGGCAGTTCTTCATATTCCGGCTATAAGATACAACAGGCTCCGCGGACTGTCGCCGCTGGAATACTCGGCGAACTGCGCAAGAATCGGGCTTGACCTTGACGAGTACACGCAGAAATATTTTGACGGCGGAATACATTCAAAGCTTCTGGTGAATGTTCCGATTGAGCAGAAAAACTGGACAAAGGAGGACAGCCAGAAGCTCACGGAGCAGCTTTTGGCGTCCTACGGCGGAAAAGAAAACGCGAACAAGCCTCTTATTCTCTCAAAGGGACTGACAGCGACGCCGGTAAACATAAACGGAAACACAGACAGCCAGCTTGTCGAGAACAGAAAGTTCAGCGAGAAGGAGATAGCGAAGATTTTCCGCGTCCCGCTTTTTATGCTCGGAAGCGAGAACTCGAAGTTCACGAACCAGGAGCAGGCGAACACCTACTTCCTGCAGCACACGCTAACACCGTGGCTCGTGAAGATTCAGGAATATTTCAACAGGCTTCTGCCGTACGACCTGAAAGATGACTGCTACATTGAATTTGACACGGACACAATGCTGCGCGCCGACTGCAACACAAGAATGAACAACTACGTCAAGGGCCTGCAGAGCGGAATCTACACGCTGAACCAGGTCCTTGAAATGGAAAATCTTCCGAAAGTGAACGAGGACTATGCGGACAAGCACATAATGCTTGAGAACTACAAGGCGATGGACGGCTCAAAAGACGACAAGGACGACAAAGACGGCAAGGACGAAGACGGCAAAAACAAAGATGAAAATGAAGACGATGAGAACAAGGACGGAAAGGACGGCGAGTAAAAAAAGTTTCTGACTGTATCTGTATGAGTTACAAAGAGACCGCTGAAGAAATCCGTTCTTTCGGTGTCGCCCATACTCCGATAGAAATCGCGCGGTTCGCTGTCAGAAGCGCAGTTTCCATTCTGCAAAAAAAAGGCGTAAAAGAAATAAATGCGCTCGATGCGTTCACAGGGGACGGAGTTTTTATCAGCGCGCTGCTGGATTGCGGAGTAAGAAATATAACCGCCTATGAGATAAGGGAAAGAACGGCCTTGTTGACTGCAAGAAAATTTGCCGGGCTCGCTAAAGTCTTTTGCGCGGACGCTTTTAATTGCAGTGATTCCGGCTTCAATCTGTTCGTGGGAAATCCGCCCTATGGAAAATGCGCCGGAAGCAATGAAATAGACAGACGGATAAAAGAGACGTATTGCTCAAGGCAAAAAAATCACAGCGCGCTTTTTGACGCTTATGTCCGCGCGGTTCGATGGGCGAGCGACTGCCTGGAGCACGGAGCTATAGCTTACGTGATCAACAACGGCTTTTTAGAAAACCTGAGCTTTGACGGCTTTAGAAAATCCCTGGAAGAAGAATTTGACGAGATTTATATTTTCAATCTTCGCGGAAACCACCGGACAAGCGGAGAGCGGTGCAAAAAAGAGGGCGAAAATGTTTTTGGGCAGGAGTGCAGGACAGGAATTGCAATTCTTGTCCTGCACAAAGAATAAAAAAAAGGACTGTTCAAAAATAGAACAGTCCTTTAACCTCTATTCAAGGCACTTCTTGACAAAGAAATGCGACGGCTTCAAGCCGCTTTCTTTGATTTTCGCCTTTATCTGCTCGTACTCTTCCGGGGAGCACGAAAAGGAAAACGTCTTGTATTTTCTTCCGGTGGCTTTTCTTCCCACGTTGCCCTTCAAGTTGGTGCGGACACCGCCCCAGTTTTCCGAATACTCTTTTCCGTCCTGTTTTTTAGTTCCTGCCATGGTTCCGCCTACATTATGACTTTCACAAGAGCCGCGACCGCTCCGGCAAGCAGAAGAAGAGCAAAAATTGATTCAAAAACAAGAAACGCTTTTTTCATTTGACACCTCATAGAATATATTTTATATTTTTAGCAAGGATGGGCGGTATTTATCCGCCAGGCTCCTTTTCTACATCCTAATCACGTAGATTAAGACGGCAATTGCATAAATCAGCAGGGCTGCAATCTCAGCTGATTTGTTAAGCAGTTGCCATTTTTTTTCTCTTTTCACTTTATCACCTCCTTGTCAGTACCGTTCTTCCTGATGTTTTTATAATACACTGTTTTCTCTTTGTCGTCAATAGTTAAAAGCAAGATAAAATAAAATTGCTCTATGACTATACCTTATATGAAAATCAGACTGATTGAATTATTTGCCGGTGTCGGCTCGCAGGCGATGGCCTTGCGCGACATCGGGGCGGACTTTGAGCACTGGCGCGTTGTCGAGTCCGACAAGTACGCCGTGAGAAGCTACAACGCAATCCACGGCACGGATTTTGAGACGACCGACATTCGCAATGTGCGCGGAGCGGACTTGGGAATTGTCGATGTTGAAAAGTTTACTTACTTGCTTACTTACTCTTTCCCCTGCCAGGACTTGAGCCTTGCCGGAAAGCAAAGAGGAATGACCAAAGGAAGCGGCACAAGGTCGGGCTTGCTTTGGGAAGTCGAGCGGCTTTTGAACGAAACGGAAAACCTGCCGCAGGTTCTTCTTATGGAAAATGTGCCGCAGGTTCACGGCTCAAAGAATATTGATGACTTCAATCTGTGGATTGACTTCCTGAGGAGCAAGGGCTACAGCAACTTCTGGCAGGACTTGAATGCAAAGGATTACGGAGTGGCGCAGAACAGAAAACGCTGCTTTATGGTTTCGATTTTAGGAGACGCAGCTTATGAATTTCCGAAGCCTGTAAAGCTGACCAAGCGGATGAAAGATTATCTTGAAGATGAGGTTGACGAGAAGTATTACCTGAAGTCTGAGAAGGCTGACAGGCTGATTGCCGACTTGGAGAGCCGGGGAATTCTTGACGGCA